GCGATGGAAAACGTCTCGTCCTCCACGGCATAGGCAAAGGGGTCCGGGCAGAAGAAAGTCAGATCAAAGCTGCCCGCCGACCGCAGCAGCCGTTCACAGTCCACTGCATCATTAAGCCTTGCCATGAAATAGCGGTCGGGAAGGTCATCAAACACGAGCTGCTTTAAGCCGCCCAGCGGGTTCAGCCATGCCGCAATCTCATCCAGCGCCGACACCAGGGCGGCAAAGCTGTGCTTCGGAAAGATATTGCAGGAAACAGAAATCTCCCGGTAGTCCAGATCCGCCCCAAAGTCCGTCACCCCGTACTTGCCTGGAACCGTTGTGGTAAAGTTGCGGAGCCTTCCGCAGACCTGCCAGGAGGTCAGCCTTGCCTTTAAGCCCATGCTCTTTGAGGTAATATCGTTATAGGTAAAACCCACAAAACCGCCTCCTTCTTATGCTGTGCTGAACCGTCCCTGGGCGCGGGAGCCGGTCTGGATCAGGTTGTATAGTTCCTGGGAAATCCTGCGGATGTCCTCCTCGCTGCGGACAATCATCTGCTGGATGGTTATGAGGGTGCCAAAGGAGGAACCGCCTATACCACCCATTCCGCCGGAAACAGCGTTTACTGTGCCATTGGCGTCGAAAGCAAAATTTGATGGAACTGCCGACTGCATATCCTGCGCCAGACCGTTCATCACATCGGAAATGCCTGCGCTTAAGCCCTCGGCCGCTTTTACCGCGTCGCTGCCGTTGTCCTCGATGGAGCCTGCCAGACCTTCCACCAGCATTTCGCCCACCCATGCCATCTCCGTGGACGGCGAGTGGATGCCAAAGAACCCTTTGATCTTACTTAACAGGCTGGAGCAGAAGCCGCTGACCTTGCTCCACAGCCAGGAAGCCGCGTCCGAAATTCCGTTCCAGATGCCCTTGATCAGGTTCAGTCCGATACTCGCCATCTGGGACGCGCCGCTGGCAAAGCCTTTCACAATCGCGGAAATAATCTGCGGCACCGCTTTTACGATGGATACAATGATCTGCGGCAGGTTTTTAATCAGCGCCACGAATAGCTGGACTCCGGCAAGGATGATCTTGTCAATGTTCCCAACAATGGCATTGACCAGAGAACTTACAATCCTCGGAATTGCGGAAACCACCGTGGTAATGATCTGGGGCAGGTTCTGGATCAGGGAAATCAGCAGTTTCACACCCGCGTCAATGATCTGCGGGATGCTGCCCAGGATTGCCGTTACCAGCCCGTCGATGATCTGCGGGATTGCCGCCACAATAGCGGAGATGATTTCCGGCAGCGCCGTGATCAGCGAAGTCAGAAGCTGTATTCCGGCGTCTATGATCTGGGGGATTGCCCCGATGACAAACTCCACGATGGCCGTAATAATAGCAGGCAGCGCCGCCACCAGTACGGGGATCGCGTCCAAAAGCCCCTGTGCCAGCCCCGTGATAAGCTGCAAAGCCGCTTCTAAAATCATGGGCAGATTTTCCACCAGGGTCTGCACGATCTGCGTCACCACAAGGATAATCTGCGGAACGAGTGTAGGGGCTGCCTGCGCGATGCCCTGGGCCAGCGTGACGATGATCTGCGCTGCCCCTTCAATTACTGCCGGGAGGCTCTGGATGATGCCGGACAAGAGGGAGGTCAGTATCTGCATTCCCGTGTCCATAAACTGTGGGAGCATGGCAACCGCCGTGTTGATCGTGCCCGTAATGGCGGCGGCAAAAGCGGTATCCGCCCCGTCCACCCCGTTGATCATGTCGGTAAAAGACGAAATGACATCGGAAATCGCCGGAAGAAATTCTGCCCGCAGGCTGTTCTTGACATTGGAAATGGTCTCCCCAAGCCCCGCCAGCGTTTCATCAAGCTGCGCCTGTCCTTCCCGTGACGCCACCAGCGCCTCGTTGTTGCGGTAAAAGGCAGCGCTTGCCTCGTCATAGGAGCCGGAAAGGGTTTCCATGATGAGGCGGTTCCTCTCGCTTTCATCGGAGCAGGAGGCCAGCTTTTCATTAAAGGCATCCTCGCTGATACCCACCCAGTTCAAAGCGTCCGCCAGGGAGCCGGTCACCTGGCCCACCTTCGCAGTTTCGTTTGCCGACTCGATCAGCCCCTCAATGGGAAGGGCGTCGCCAAAAGTGCCGTAAACACCGGCGGCGATATTGGTCCATTTTGTAATGTCCTGTTCATTTTCCGCAAGCTGCGCCAGAAGCTGGGAGGCTTCCGTCGCGGTATCCGTATCTCCGAGGATTTTATAAAATTCCGTATAGGACTGCTGCGCCGCCTCCCCGCTGTAGCCTGCCGCTTCAAAAGCGGTGGTCAGCTTTCCCTGTGCCACCCGGTATTCCTCCGTGGCTTCGTCCAGGTTCCAGATGGCGCTGCCCAGCTCCTTGATACCGTTTAGCGCCGCCTGGATTCCGGCGGACATCAGGTTGCCCATCGCCACCGTGGCGGCGGACAGCCCGCTCCCCAGCTTATCTGCACCGTCCGATGCGTCCTCCAGGGACTCCCCAAAAGCCTCCGCACTGCCGGAGGCATCCTTCATCTTATTCCGGTTCTCGTTCAGTTCCCCGGAAAGCTGGGAGATGCGCCCCTCCAGTTCCTTTGCCTCACTGGAGCCCTTTCCGTATTCCAGCACCGCATTGGAATAGGCGCGCTTTAAGCCCGCCAGTTCCTCCTCCTGCCGGGAAATCTCCTGTGTGAGCCGTTCCGTGGCATCGGCAGACTGTGTTTCCTGCTGCGAGAGCTGCTCCATCATCTGTTCATTGTCGGAAAGCTCCCGTTCCATGCTGTTTAAGGCAGCCTCGGCGTTGTTAAGCTGTATCTGCCAGTTCTGCGTCCGCCTGTCATTTTCCCCGAAGGATTCGGCGGCATTTTGGAGGGCGGCCCGCAGGGTTTCAATCTTGCTCTTCTGTGCTTCGATTTCCTTATTCAGCACCGCATTCCTTGCAGAAAGCGCCTGTACGGACTGGTCGTTTTTGTCAAACTGGGACGATACCAGCTTCATCTCCGAGCCTAAGACCTTGAAGGACTGGTTGATATCTGCCAGGGCCTTTTTAAATTCCTTTTCGCCCTCGACTCCGATTTTCAGACCGAAATTGTCAGCCACGGACCGCACCTCCTCTCTTGCTAAATTCCGTAGGGAATGACATCGTCAATGGTCAGCTCCCGCTTCGGCTTTGCCATCCCTAAGAACTGCTTGTGGCACTCCCACAAATCCATGAGCAGACCAAAGGGCATCAGCATGGTTTCCTCCACGGAAAGATGGAGCTGTGCGATGCCGTAATAAAGAAGCCGGGTAAACAATTCCTCATCGTTTACCCGGCCTGTGTGTTTTTTGTATCCGGTTCGCTCTCCACGTTCCGCTTCGTGCCTCTGTACATGGCTTCCATAATGGCATTTTTATAGCCCGCCAGCTCAAACGGGGAAGTCAGAAGCTCCACCTCTTCGGCGGTCAGCTCCGGCTTTTTCTCCTCCGGGTTTTTGAGGTTATGCACTAAGATCGGCTGGTTGCACAGAAGCGTGATGAGCCACACAATCTCCTCCAGCGCCATCTCGAAGTTCTCCGACTTCATCAGCTTTTCCCCCAAGTCCTCAAGGCCGCCGTAGCGCCCCGCGATCTCCTTTGTGGCGCGGGTGGTCAGGAGCATTTCATACTCCGTGCCGCCGATAGTTACTGTTGCGGTTCTCTCATCCATCTGTCATTCCTCCTTAACCGTTGCCGCCCGATGTTGTATAGGACGGCTCATAAACTTCCTCGTACCAACCGCTGATAATGGAGGCGGATACCCCGGTATCATCCTCGGAAACCTCCGCCTTCCACGGATGGTTGCCCTTACTGTCCACCTTGTTCCTGCGAAGCACCGTCCCTTCGATGGTTGGCGTAGAAAATTCAATGCTTTCTCCCTTCGTGGTTAGGTTGGTGGCCGGGATGCCGAATTTTACCCGGTACAGCCAGAAATAACGGTATTTCCCGTTGGCTTTCTTTGCCCGGAAACCAATGGCGACCGGGTCGCCCCCGTCCTCCGATGCGGAGACCAGGACGCCGTTTTCATCGATGGTCGCCCCGGTCAGATCTTCCGCTACACTT